CGGCATTGCGAGAAGTGGTGGCGCGAAAACTATCAGCTTTGATTCGTGGCGTAAAGGCTGGGATCGCAAGGCTAAGGCGTTAGGTTTTAGACCCCGTAAGTGGGTGAGAGAGGTTTAACATGGCTGGCGGTACGACAAACACGGTTACGAGAACCGAACTTGACCCGACGATGCGCCCTTATGTCCAGTACGGACTAAGCGAGGCGCAAAGACTCTATCAACAAGGTGCTCCTGAGTTCTACACAGGCCAGACCTATGTAGGCCCGTCTCAGCAAACGCAGGCTGCGCTCTCTGCGATGCAAACAAGGGCTATGCAAGGCAACCCACTTGTGCCTTTAGCGCAACAGCAGTTAGCAACGACGCTCGGTGGTTCTCGTGCTGAGACATTGGCGGGCGCGACAAGTCCTGTCTTAGCTAATACGGTTGCAGGTGGTTATCTCGGACAGAACCCGTACTACACATCTGCTTTACAGCCTGGGTTCCAGGCGGCAACGACTCAGTACCAAGACGCAATCAACCAGATGCGGTCTCGCGCTTCTCAGGCAGGACGTTACGGAACTAACGAAGCCTTAATGAGCCAAGAGCAACGCGCACAAGGCGCACTTGCTAACGCTCTTGCAGGGCAGGCTGCACAGTTGGGTTACTCCGGTTACGAGGCTGAGAGGGGGAGGCAGCAACAAGCACTAGGCATGGGTCTGGATCTCTACGAAGCAGAGAGGGCCAGACAACAAGCGGCGATCGGTGCTGCTCCAGGCTTGGCCGCACAGGACTACACGGACATAGGACAGCTAGCGCAGGTTGGGCAGGCGACAGAAGGCTACCAACAAGCAGCACTTCAGGACGCAATACAACGCTTTAACTTCCAGCAACAGGCACCTTACACGGCACTTCAGTCGTTCTTGTCTGGTGCTTACGGTGCGCCAATGGGTCAACAAACAATTCAGCCGACTTACTCCAATCCACTTGCGGGGATGCTCGGTGGTGCTTTAGCAGGATCTAAACTTGGAAGCACGGTTCCGGTGCTCGGAACAACTGCTGGTGCAGCATTGGGTGGTCTCGTTGGTTTGCTTGGGAGGTAATCGTGTCAACTAGCAACTTCCTTAGCGGTGTATTTGGTGAAATGCCTTCCTACATGGGAGGCTTGTTAGGCGCAGAAGATCAGGAAAAACTTAGGCAGCAGGCACAAGATCAGGGATTGCTAAACCTTGGTCTTACGCTACTTGCTGGATCAGGAAGAAGTCCTGTTCGTAGGTCTACAGGCGAACTTGTGGCGCAAGGACTACAAGCAGGACAGCAAGCCTATCGCGGTGCGGTGCAGCAAGCAGTGCAGGACAAGATGATGGGATTGCAACTTGCTGAGATGGTTAAGAAGCAAAGAGCAGAACAAGCGTTGCCTGGATTAATTGAAGGAGCAATGGTTGCTCCTCAGCGAGAATTTACAGACCTTGAGCGCATGGAGATGAGAACTCCGTCTGTAGCTACAGGCCCAGCGCAATTTGATCCGCGCCAATTCTTACAAAGGGCTACTGCTGCTGGCATATCGCCAATGACAGCGATACCTATTGGGAAAAGCATCCAAGAGTTCACGCAGCGACAAACCAAGGTTTACAAGCCTGGGGATGTTGTTATGGACGCGACCACTAATGAAGTGGTTTACACCGTTCCTGAGAAAACTGAAACAGGGATTTTGCAGACTGAAGGCGGTGTTTTTGCTTACAACAAAAACGCAGCAACCCCTCAACTGCAAAAGATAATGGACGGAACTGGTTCTAAGTTCACAGGAGTTGCGGCAGATTATGCAATGTCGCAATTTGGAACTGACCAAGTAAGCAAGATGACGGAAGAGCAGAGGAAAAAAGTTTGGGAAAATGGTGTTATTGCTGCTAAACGGGCTGGCGCAACAAATGTTGGGGTCAATGTTCCAACGCAAAGCGAGTTTGGCAAAGGCGTATTCTCTAGTTACGAATCCACTCAAAATGCTGCTAACAACGCAAGGCAGACGATTGGTGTTGTTAATCAGCTTACAGGATTCTTGGATGCCGGTGTAAAAACTGGATTCGGTGCTGAGTCAAGGGCTGCGCTCAATAGAATAGGGCAGGCCATAGATCCCAACTTCAAGGTTGCCGAAACTGCTGGTATTGAAGCAATACAATCGGCGACGGCACAGCTTGTTCTTCCGCAAGTCAAATCTCTTGGCGCGAACCCAACTGATAAAGACTTGGCATTTATTGCCAAATCTTCCCCAGAACTGTCTAAGTCTGTGGAAGGTAATAGGCTTATTCTTGATGCTCTTCGCGCTAAATCTGAGCGTCAACTTGCTGATGCTGAATTTGCGTCTAAGTGGGTGCAGCAGAACTCAAAGATGATTGAAACCAATCCGGTTGCTGCTAAGGCTGAACAAGATCGGGCATTAGAAAACTTTAGACAAACATCACCCTTATATGCAAACACCGGCGATGAATTGCGCCGTAAGTTTCAGTCTCTAAAATCTGGTGGTGGTGCTGGTTTACCTCCAGGCGTTAAAGTTTCAAGGATGCCCTAATGAACACCTACAGCGTAGAGATTCCTGGTCAGGGTAGGTTTAGAGTCGAATCTGAGCAAGAGCTTACAGACGAACAGGCTTATCAGGCTGCGCTAGCTCAAACGAAAAAAGAACCCGCGACACAAAGAATCCGTTCGTTTGCTCAGGGTCTTACGATGGGTGGTTCTGATGAAATGGAGGCTGGCATAGTCTCTAAGTGGACTGGTAGGCCGTATGACGAAGTTTTGGCCGAGATCAGAACCAAGATCAAAGCCTATCAACAAGCAAACCCCATTGAATCAACAGCAACCGAGTTATTAGGTGCTGCCGGAACGGGTTTGGCTTTTGCACCTTTTACTGGAGGCGCGTCTGTTCCAGCAACGCTTGGCAGAGCAATGGCTACTAGCGGAGCGCAAGGTTTAGCTTCTGGTTTTCTATCAGCAGAAGGTGATCTTTCTCAACGCGCTGCCGGTGGTCTTACTGGTGCTGCAACAGGTGCGGTTCTTGGGCCTGTATTCCAGAAAGCTGTTGAGGGGGTTGGTTTTACTGCTGACAAAGTTACAGATTGGGCTAGACGCAATATAGGCGGGCGCGGTAGTAAGGCGGTAGAAACAGAGATCCAGCGTCTTGCCAAGACAAGCGGTTTAACCAACGACGAGATTGTAGACAGGATTGCTCGCGGCGAAATTATGGCCGAGAACGAGACGTTAAGAACTGCTGTACGCGCTCTGTACTCCCAAGGTGGAGAGGCGGGGAATGTGATTCGAGAGGCGTTAACCACGAGGCCAGAACAACTTCGTAGGACAGCGCAGAAACAATTGCAGTCAGACTTGACCCCTGGCGTTAACAGAAGTGTTTTACGCCAAATGAAGATGAGCGATGACGCAGCACGAGCAGCCGAAAGGCAGGCTTATGAAACCGCGTTCCAGCAAGGTGGTGTTATATCCCCAAAACTCACTTTGGCCTTTGGTGAGGCTATTAAACGGGTTCCTGATGTAGTTAAAAATATCAACCGAGACTATCAGGCTCAAACAGGCAAGAAGGCGTTTTTTGAGGTTGTAGACGGTGATGTTAGGTTTGATAAAGGCGCAACGCTCCAAGACTTTGAGATTGCAAGACGTTCGCTTAGAGATGCTGCTGCCGAAGCATACAGGGCTGGGCAAGGTAATTACGGTGGCATCCTCGCTGACCTAGAGGGTGCGATCAAACGAGAGTTGGACGTAGCTTCGCAGCCATTAGCAAGGGCTAGGGCCGGAGCGCAGGCATTGCGTCAAACAAGAGACGCTTTTGCAGAAGGTAGGAAGTCTTTTACAAAAAGCTCTGACCAAGTTGAACTTGATATTCAAAATTACAATCCTCAGCAATTACAGGCTTATAGGTCTGGCGTTATGGATGCCCTCCGTAACAAGTTCACTACAGGCCAACGTAAAAGTTTGATGTCAACGCTTGCCGATCCTGAGAGCAAAGAGGCAAGAATCTTGAAAGCTATATATCCGCAAGACTCTCTTGCCGAAATAGAGCGAAAAGTAGGTTTAGCGGCGCAGTCTCAGAAAACTGCTACGAATGTTTTGGGCGGTTCTCAAACCGCGCCAAGTATGTTGCAAGCCCAAAAAATAGGTTCTGACGTATCTGCTCAAGAGTTATTTAACGCTGCAAGGCTTGATCCCTTCGCTTTGTTGAACGTAACCCGTAAAATCCTAAGTAGCAAAACACAGAATCTTTCAGAAACAGAGCGTGAGCAGGTCGCCAAGATTCTTGTGCAAACAGATCCGAACCTTGTTAGAAGGGCGTTGCAAGACGATAGCATGATGGCAGAGTTACAACGTAGGGTTAATCAGATCACGGGGGGCGCAGCAGTAGGTGCGAGAAGTGCTGGGGCGTACACAGCAGGCGCGTATGCAACACCGTCGCTCTTAGCGGAGTAAACATGGCAAAGACAAAGATCTCTGAGTTTTCCTCAACTCCAGGCAATAACACCGACATCGACGGTATCGACATTGCCGAGGGTTGTGCGCCTAGTAACATCAACAACGCTATTCGGGAGTTGATGAGTCAGCTTAAAAATCAACAAGCTGGACTCGATGGCGACACCTTTACAACGAACGATGTCCTTACGGTCTCAGGTGTCACGGCTAACGCAGGCCGAGTAAGGTTTGGCGAGGATGCAGATAACGGATCTAACTACATAGAACTTCGTGCACCTGCGACGATCTCGTCTAACACGGCCTTTGTCTTACCTTCCGCAGATGGTTCTGCTAACGCAGTCTTGGGAACGGACGGGTCAGGCAACCTCTCGTTTTCTAGTTCCACAGGCACAGGCGATGTTGTACGCGCAACCTCACCATCCCTGACAACCCCTAACCTTGGCACTCCTTCTGCTGCGACGTTAACGAACGCGACAGGTTTACCAATCTCAACAGGCGTTTCTGGGCTAGGCACTAACGTAGCTACAGCCTTAGCCGTTAACGTAGGCTCTTCTGGAGCCTTTACGACCTTTAACGGCGCGATGGGGACACCATCGAGCATTACCCTTACCAACGCAACTGGGATGCCGCTATCGGGCGTTACGGGCCTAGGAACGAACGTAGCAACTGCTCTTGGCATAGCGGTAGGTTCTACTGGTGCATTTGTCACGACATCGGGGTCTGGTGCTAGTGGTAGTTGGAATATCAACGCAGCAACAGTAACCAACGGTGTCTATACGAACGGGTCTTATGCCGATCCTGCGTGGATTACCTCACTTTCTGCGACCAAGTTAACGGGTTCGATTCCGATCTCTGCCGGCGGTACTGGTCAGAGTGCTAAAGACGCAGCGTTTAATGCTCTAGCCCCAACGACGACAAAAGGCGACATCATTGCTAACTCAGGGACGACGAACATTCGCGTTCCTGTAGGCACTGATGGACAGATCCTTATTGCTGACTCAACACAGACAAGTGGTGTTAAGTGGGGGTCAGTAACGGGCGCAGGAACGGTTACATCGGTAGGGATTACACCTCCAGCGTTCTTGACTGCAAGTTCTGCGATTACTTCTTCAGGAAACATCTCGCTTACCTACAACGGTACAGCGATTCCTGTTACGTCTGGCGGGACGGGACTTAACTCGTTAGGTGCTGCCCTTCAGGTTCTACGCGTTAACTCAGGTGGAACGGCTCTTGAGTTTGCAACGCTTCCGACAAGTGGTGATGTATCTGGCCCCGCTTCTTCGACAGACGCTCAGTTAGCGATCTTCAACGGAAGCACAGGTAAAGTTATTCGTGCAGCTACAACAACGGGTGTCTTAAAGGCAACCTCTGGTGTCGTAACTGCGGCTTCTGCTGGAACGGATTACATAGCCCCAGGTGGAGCATTAGGAACCCCTTCTTCCGGTACGTTAACCAATGTCACGGGTCTACCAATATCCACAGGCGTGTCTGGATTAGGCACAAACGTAGCGACTGCACTCGGTGTAAGCGTAGGGTCTGCCGGAGCCTTTGTCCTTAACGGTGGTGCGTTAGGAACCCCGACATCAGGAACCCTAACCAACGCCACAGGGCTTCCCGTTTCTACAGGTATATCAGGACTAGGAACCAACGTAGCGACTGCTCTAGCGGTCAACGTAGGTTCTTCTGGTGCTGTCGTTGTGAACGGTGGTGCGTTAGGCACACCTTCGTCTGGTACGCTAACCAACGTCACAGGATTGCCTTTAACGACTGGCGTTACAGGAACACTGCCTGTCGCCAACGGAGGTACTGGCCTTTCTTCATTAGGTTCTGCCAATCAATACTTAAAGGTTAACTCTGGTGGTTCCGCGCTTGAGTTCGCAACCTTAACGGCCGGCGATGTCTCTGGGCCTAGCAGTGCGACAGACAACAGGATTGCAAGGTTTGACGGTACGACAGGCAAACTCATTCAGAGTTCGTCTGCAAGCATCACAGACACCGGACAGGGTTCTTTTGTTGGCTACATGCAGGTCACGGCTAACACAGGCGCAGGAACTTCTGGTTACCTTGAGCTTCAGTCAGCAGACGCAGGGTCAGGCACAAAGACGCTACGTCTACAACCATCGAGTTCTGCATCCACCTCGACACAAACCTACACGTTTCCGACTTCGTACGGAACGAATGGGAATGTCCTTACGTCTGACGGGTCTGGTGGACTATCCTGGGGTGCTGCTGGCGGGAATCCCGCTGGGTCAAACACTCAGATTCAGTTTAATTCTTCTGGTGCGTTTGGTGCTTCTGCAAACCTTACTTGGGACGGCTCTAACGTCCAGTTAGGTGCTACAGGTGCGCTTCGTCTAGCGGATCTTGACTCAAGTAACTACATAGGCATCAAGGCTCCCAATACGGTAGCGTCTAACGTTACTTATACGCTTCCTAGTGCTGATGGCTCTAACGGTCAGGCACTAACAACAAACGGATCAGGAACGCTTGCCTGGACTTCGTTGTCTGCGACTCCTGGTGGATCTAGCACTCAGATTCAGTTCAATAGTTCAGGGTCTTTTGGTGGCTCATCGAACCTAACCTGGGACGGTGTAAACGTCCAGCTAGGCGCAACTGGTGCTATGCGGTTTGCTGACACCGACTCTAGTAACTACATTGCCCTTAAGGCTCCTGGAACGGTTGCAGCTAACGTCACATTTACATTGCCCAATGCTGATGGAACGTCAGGCCAGTTCCTTAAGACAGACGGTTCTGGTGCGTTGTCTTGGTCTACGCCTGCGGGTGGTGGTGATGTCACTGGCCCAAGTTCATCGACAGATAACTTCATTGCTGTCTTTAACGGTACAAGCGGCAAAGCAATCAAGCAGGGTTCTGCGCTTTACTGGACGAGTGTTTTAGTAGGCCAGGGTTATCTAGCGGCAGACGGTTCTGTCTACGCAGACGGGATTATCGACCTTGTAAACACGGGTGGTTCTGGTAAGGGTGTCAAGCTAACCTACGGTTCTTCTGGGACAGCCTCGGTTACGCTTAAGGCTGCATCGTCAGGAACAACGACACTGATATTCCCCTCTAGCGCAGGATCTAACGGTCAATATTTATCTACTGATGGCTCCGGAAACCTTTCTTGGGCGACTGTTTCTGCAACCCCAGGTGGTTCTAACACCCAGATTCAATTTAACAACTCTAGTTCGTTTGGTGGTTCTGCGAATCTGACCTGGGACGGAACAAACGTGCAGGTCGGTGCTACGGGCGCGATACGATTTGCAGACACCGACTCAAGCAACTATGTTGCTTTTAAGGCTGCTGGAACCATCAGTTCTAACGTAACTTGGACACTGCCAAGCACAGACGGAACGAATGGTCAGTTCTTAAAGACTAATGGTTCTGGAACGCTTTCGTGGGCATCTGCTGCAAGCAGTGGTATTAGCCCTGTCACCGCCTCTATGATTTGGGGATAACAAATGGCCGCACCAAACCTGCTCTCACCGACAACCATTAACGGAAAGACCGTAACGGTTGACCTGTCATCAACGTCTGCAACGTCTATTCTTAGTAACGCTGCAAGTTCAGGCAAGGTCTTAAAAGTCAACTCGCTTTATGTTGCTAACGTAGACGGAACTAGCAACGCAGAAATTACGATTAACTTTTACTCTGCTGCTGCGCTAGGTGGTACGGCTACACAGATAGCATCTACAGTAGTTGTTCCTGCTGACTCCACGCTAGTAATCATAGACAAAGACGCTTATATCTATCTGGAAGAAGATAAGTCGTTGGGTGCTACAGCAGGAACGTCCGGCGATCTTAAGGTTGTTTGTTCTTACGAAGATATTAGCTAGGAGTCGCCATGCCAAGAGGTAACGGCGGGGTCATAGGCCCAGCAAATATTCCGACAACAACATCCGCTAAGGGTGTCTGGTCACTGATGGAGCAGTTCCTTGCTCAAAGGCAAGGTATATGGCCTACCACTGGCTACACCATCGTCCAAACCTTTACCGCTACGTCTACTTGGACTTCGCCTATTACTGGTGAGGTTGAGTATTTGGTTGTGGCTGGTGGGGGGGGTGGCGGTGGTAGCAATGCCAACACTGGTTCAGGTGGAGGCGGTGGTGGCGCAGGGGGTTTTAGAACGGGAACCGGATTTTCTGTTACTGCTGGTACTGATTACACCATCACGGTTGGAGGGTCTGGCGCTGGAGGATCAACAGGAACATCTCCAGGAAGTGCTGGTGGCGACTCAATTTTTTCTACTATTACATCTAATGGTGGTGGCGGCGGGGCAAGAGGAAATACAACTGCACAAGCTGGGTTAGCTGGAGGCTCTGGCGGAGGTGGAACTGGGACGGGGGCCGGTGGTGCTGGTAATACACCTTCAACTAGCCCAAGCCAAGGAAATTCCGGTGGTGGTTCAAGTTATAGCGCTCCTCAGTATGGTTCTGGTGGCGGCGGTGGTGCTGGCGCATCAGGTACTTCAGGAACTTCAAGTGGTGGTGGTAACGGAGGAAATGGAACCGCTACGACTATAAGTGGAACTAGCGTTACTTATGCTGGTGGCGGCGGTGGTGGAAGTTTTGGCGCAACTGTTGGAAGTGGTGGAACCGGAGGAGGAGGAAACGCAAATACACCTCCTTCTAATGGAAGTAACGGTTCTACGAATACAGGAGGCGGCGGTGGTGGTGCAAGTACATCAACAACTTCCCCTTTTACTGGTGGTAATGGCGGCTCCGGTATCGTCATCCTAAAGTACACCGTACCATCACAAACGGTCTTTACCTTCAAAGGCACGACTACGTGGAAATGTCCTACGGGTGTGACCTCTGTTGACTACCTTGTGGTTGCGGGTGGTGGCGGTGGTGGTGGCTCTTACGGCGGTGGTGGCGGTGCTGGCGGTTTTGTTACTGGAACGGCTACGGTAAGCGCGGGTGATTACACCATTACGGTTGGAAGCGGCGGTGCTGGTGGGTCTCCGTCTAATAGCACCAATATTGGAGGCAACGGTAATCCATCATCTATTGCAGGGCCATCTCCTTTTTCCACAATAACCTCTACTGGTGGCGGTGGCGCTCCTGGTTATTTACCAACCAACGGGGCTGGTAGCGCCGGAGGGTCTGGTGGGGGCGGTATTCTAGGTGGTGCTGGCGGTGCAGCATCTCCGTCAGGGCAAGGTTATGCTGGTGGTTCAGGAAATGGAACTAGCGGCGCTGGTGGCGGAGGAGGTGGAGCTGGCGGCGCTGGTCAGCCTGGGTTAAATCCTTCTGCTGGTGGTAATGGAGGTTTAGCTGGAACCTCAACAATTACAGGTTCAACGGTTTATTATGCAGGCGGCGGCGGAGGAGGGGCTTATGGCAACGTCACTGCCGGTTTAGGTGGTGGAGTATCTTCGCCTGCATCTCAAAAGGGTGGCGGCGGTGACGGTAACGGTTCTGACACGGGAACCGGAGCAGGCACAGCAGGGACCGTAAACACTGGCGGTGGTGGTGGAGGTGGTGGGCGAGGCTCTCCATCTTACAGCGCATCCGTAGGCGGTGCAGGCGGCTCCGGTATCGTAATCATCAAAATCAATCAATAACATGACTACAAAAGTTTATAAATTTCTAGGCATCGACACAGCTATGCACTTACTACGTCCTGGGGCGAAGTGGGAAATCTCTAACAACGTATTCACACGTTGGGATGATCCTAGACCTTGTCCGAGTATTGAAGAGGTCTACTGGGTTATCGACAAGATCAGAGAGTTTGAGGACAGCATCCCAACGATCTACACCGACGAGCAACTCCGCGAGATGGGCATAGCCAAAGAGGAATTTGAACGTGCAGTTGCATAACTTATTCCCCATCCCTGTTGGCTTTGCTGAGCTAGGTCGCCCCTTGTCCGATGAGGAGTTGTTCTTCATCCGTGAGCTTGAGACAAGACCTAATCAAGGCAACACGACAAGCACTGATAACTTCGTACTTCGTAGCCCTATACTGACGAACCTACGTTCGTTCATCGAAGATGCTGTCTCGGAATACTTTAAGTCCACAGTCAATCCTAAGCACAACGTATCGTTAAGGGTCACGCAAAGCTGGTGCAATTACAGTGAACAAGGCCAGTACCACCACAAACACGCTCATCCCAACAGTTACATCTCAGGTGTGTTCTATGTGCAGACCAACCCTGATGACAAGATTTACTTTTACAGAGATGGCTGGCAGCAGATCAAGTTCCCTCCCGACCAGTGGAATCCGTATAACTCTGAAAGCTGGTGGTTTGAGGCTTATGCAGGTCGCTTGATTCTCTTTCCTTCGTCACTCACGCACATGGTTCCAGAGGTCAAGGGCGAGGACACAAGAATCTCACTTAGTTTTAATACCTTCCCTGTCGGTGTCGTTGGGGAAGAGATGGATTTAACCGGATTGAAATTGGAGGCGTAATGGTTACTCAAAAACGCTTAAAAGAGCTGTTTGAGTATCGTGATGGGTTTCTGTATGCAAAGCAAGGCTATCAACCAAAATTTACGCCTATAAAGGGCGGCCATAGGTATATTAGGATGCGTGTCGATGGGAAAGTCTATGCGCTACATCGGCTTGTATTTTTGTACCACCACGGATATCTCCCCAAAATAACAGATCATGCAAACAATGACCGGTCTGACAATAGAATTGAAAATTTGCGAGACGTTACGCAAAGCCAAAATTGTTTAAACCGAAGGGCTCATGTCAACAATAAATCAGGAATAAAAAACGTTTATTTTGACAAAGGATGCAAAAAATGGAGCGTCCAAATAACAGTTGATAAAAAACGCAAATTGATAGGTTATTTTGAAGACATTGAATTTGCTGAATTGGTTGCAATTGAGGCAAGACACAAATTCCACGGAATATTTGCAAGAGGTTAATGATGGCTCATTTTTGTAAATTGGACGAAAACAACATCGTCACGCAGGTTGTCGTAGTAGACAACAAGGATACTTCAGACGCTAGTGGTGTCGAGAAAGAACATATCGGTGCTGCACACCTAGAGAAAATCCTCGGTGGAACGTGGAAGCAGACCTCATACAACGGCAACATCAGGAAGAACTACGCAGGCATTGGGTACACATATAGGCAAGACATTGATGCGTTTGTGCCTCCTAAGCCCTTTGCAAGCTGGCTTCTCAACGCAGACGCACAATGGGAACCTCCCGTTTCTATGCCAACTGACGGTAAAATGTACTCATGGGATGAGGACACCACAAGTTGGATTGAGAGATGACACCCGAACAGAAGTCAGACGTACTCGTAGAAGCTGCAAAGGCTGCTCCTCCTGTAGTGATTACAACGGCTGTGACCGTTGGCGGTCTGACTCTGAATGAATGGGTTGCAGTTGCTACCTTGCTCTACATTGTGTTACAGTCCGGCTGGCTTGTCTGGAAATGGTTCCATGCCATAAAAGATAAGAAGAATGAAGCACAATCTTCCGATAGTTAAAGTAGTTTGGGAAGATGCCTGCCACGACACTCTTGGGTGGGGTGATAGCCCAGAGAAA